TACAGGTGTAATAAATTCAGGTTCTGTAGTTTGTTTAAAAGTAGGATTTGAAAATTCAGATTGATATTTTTTAATTCCTTTTTTAACAGAAGGTAACATGTTTTTAGCTTTAAACATATCTTGATTTGGAGATAAATCAAAACCTTTCTTAGGTCTCATATATGGATTTGCAACAGGCATACCTTCAGCACCAAATACACTACCAACATCAGATGATTCTTCAAGAGTTTCTTCATCACCTACTGTTTTATCATTAAGAACGGCTCTTCTAAACCAATCATATGAATAAACCAAATCTTCACTATATCTATAAACACCAATATCTTTTTTACCATTAGGATAAATGGCATTTACAAATTGCCATTTTTCACCATGCAACATAAATGGTTCTTCATCTGCTCTTTCACTATCATATTCAACATAGCTAGAACCTTCATTAAGTTCTTCATCCATTTTACTTCCGCAATATGCTTCATTGATTAACCCAACCCAATTAGATTCATTTAATGAATCATTAATACCTAAATTATTAAGTTTTTCAACTTTAACAATTTTAATATCTTTAGGTTCAATTTCAGAACCATAAACTCTTGAGATTTCTTCTAAGAAAAATTCTTTTTTATTATTATTTAATTCTTCTTGACTTATATCTGAATAATTAAAACCATGTAGGATATGATTTGTTTCTTTTAGTAAAGCGACATGGGTAAAGTTATATTTTTCCCAATTCTTTTTTAATGATTCATTTAAATTTCTTTTAGAAAGATTTTCTCTTGTTACAACAGTAACATCATTTTCATTTAAGAATGGATATTTTGTTATTATATCTTTAGTAAAATACTCATCCTTATATGTTTTCAATTCATCATGGTCATAACCTTCATAATTCCAAGATTCTAGAATTTTGTTAGTATTTTTGTTAATTGCAAAATGTGTATTTTTGCTTTCTTTAATTATTTTTCCCATTGTATTTTCTTGTACTTTTTTCTTTTTATCAAATTCATATCCTTTATTTACGGCATCTTTAATCTTTTTATACATATCAAATAATTTCTTATTTGGTTTTACATATTTATGAAATAATAAGATGTTCAAGATTTCATTATAATGATACCCTAGTTTTTCTTGAGCATTAACCGCTAATGTATCATATTTGGTTTTTAAAAATGAAACTCTGTCAACCAATTCTTCCATTGATTTCAAAGAAAATGTTTTGCGGTTTTTAAATTCACGCTTTTTTTTCTTAGCAACTGTATTAACTCTGGTGTCAATAGGTTGAGGTTGTAATTGTTGTTTTTCCATTAAAGGTTTTTATTAAATAGTTAAAAACAACTAATTATATTAAAGTTTAAATGACTAAAGACACAGAATCTTTAAAAAAAGAAATTATCAAAGAGTTAAAACCTTTTATTGAAAAGGAATTAAAAAAAGTGGTAAAAGATAAATTTACTGAAGAAGAAATAAAGAAAGTTACTGTTAAAACTTTAACTAATTTGTTCAGAGTTCTTTGGAATAGAAAAGGAACTTGGAGTGATGCTGTTTAAAACAGCAATAAAAATAATGTAAGACATATAGTTGAACTTCCCAAAAAAGAGACTATAATATTCCTTTTATTAATTTTATCTTGCATTTTGTTAATTAATTCTTCTTGTTTAATATTTAAATTAACACTTTTATCATATCTTTTACTACAAGTATCCAATAAAACACTTGTTGATTTATTAATAATATTTAAATTATCTATAATAGAGTCTTGTGATACAATAATTGAATCTTTATAAAGATTCTTTTTTACAGAAATATCATATAATAATTTTGTTTCGTATAGATATCTTGTTTGAAGAAAGTTAAAACCATAAATAACATTACCATCTACTTTTGTAAATGATACAGGTTTTAATGTGTTAGTATGGAGTTTCTGAGAGTAACCTATAAAGGGTACTATCATCAATATTGTCAATAATAGACTTAACTTTTTTCTCATCATTTTCTAAATCTTTTAATTTTTGTTGGAATGTAATAATTTTTACGTTTTGTTTATCAATTAAAATAAACATAGAATCATTTATTCTTTTTAAAGTTTGATATTTAAATTTAAAATCACTAGATTCTTTTTTAATTGTTTGTACTTCTTCAGTATATTTTTCTGTCTTATCATTTATAACATATAAAAAATAAGAAAGTATACTTGTAACAAGTAGTAAAAGAAAAATAATTCTAGTATTTGGTGACATTTATTTTTCTTCTTTCTTCTTTTCGCTTTTCCAAGTAGGATAATATTCTTTAATTTTTTGTAATGTTGCAATAGCATCATCATCTAATTCAAGTTCATCACTAATTTTAACTGTTGGTTTATCTTCTCCAACATCATATGTAAATTCTAACTTACCATCAAATTTTTCACCTTTAACTATTTCATCTGACATTTCGGTTACTTTTGAATCATTAGTTGCTTTTTCAAACTCGCTTTGTTCTGTAGTTTTTGCATTTTCTTCAGGTGTTGGATTTGATAATGCTTTATCTTCAGGTGCATCAGCAGGTGCATCAGCAGACATGTTAAGAGTGGGGTCTTCAGCTTCCTTTAAATAAGAAACATTGCTTTGACCTGATTTTTTAATTCCTTTCATTATTGAAAGTAATTTTTTAACTTCACTAGATTCCCTATTTGCTGTTTTTTGATTAAATCTAAACATAAAATTTTATTATAAATAGTTTTTTTCTAATTATATGTATAAAATACGATATTTCAAATGAAAGGTGGTAAAGCAGATAAATTAACATTGCCTCAAATAGCTAAAAAACATGGTCTACCTATTGAAGATTTAATGTCTCAATTTAAATTGGGTATTAAAACAGAAATGGAACATACTGACAATAAAAAACAGGCAAAAGAAATTGCTTCAGACCATTTGTCTGAAAATCCAAAGTATTACACAAAACTTAAAAAAGCAAAGTTGGAAGAAGCAATTGCTAAATCTCTTGTAACAGCAGCATTAGGTTTAGGTTTGATGGGAAATCCATCAGTAAGTAAAGGCAATCAAGCTATACCAATAGCACAACAACAACAGCAAAATCAAGATAAATTACCTAAAAAAGTAAGTTTTAGTCGTTCTGAATCAATATCAAACCCTGATTTAGATTTAGTTCATGGTGCGTTGGGTTCAAAAAGATTAAAAGAAATGGGTGAACTTGATTTTTCACAAGTAGTTAATAATGAATTAAAAAAACAATTTAATCAAGGAAAAAAAGCTGATGTATCTAATATAAAAATAAGTACATATGTTCAAGGTAATCAAATTATAACTGAGGCTAGTTGTGATATAGTTGAATCTACCGATGGAATTGCTTATACTGAATTTACAACAAGAGGTTCAATTGGTGGTGATTATGCAAATAGACATGATGGACAAGTAACAGGATTGATTGGTAGATTGGAAAGTAAATATGGTGGTGTTGCTAAACAAGTTGGTAAAACATTCACAATTACATTTCAAGTGAATGGACAGACAATTTCTTATAAACAAAGTTTCTTTGTTGCATCAGATTCTAAACAACCTCAAACTCAACAATCACAACAACCTCAGACAATTAGTGGTAAAGATTTTGCCGATTTAAGACAAAAATTAAAAGACCAAACAAAAGATATTTCTATAGACCTAAATAGTATTGAAATTGATATGGACAATTATTCAGTTTCATATAAACTTGGAGATGAAAAAATAAAAGTTATTTCTTTAATTTATGATAATGCAGGTCAATTAGAAACTAGATTGATTAGTGTTAAAAATCAAAATCCAACTTTAGAAGTATTAGAAAAGGGTAAGAGTGGAAATGTTGATTGGGCTGTTAGTATAATATTAGCAAACTTAGAAGAAAATGCTCAAAAATTAATAAAAGAAAATGAACAAAATAGATTAGGTAATTTAATTACTGCTAAAGTAAATTTCCCTAATGCTGATTTTTGGGTAGTTAGAAAGGGTAGTGAAGAAAAAGTTGGAATGCCTGTTAAAGAATTTAATCCTGAACATATTGGCATTAAAGTAACTGCATTAGATATACTTGATTCAAAGTATTTGTATTATGTAATATTAAATATTTTTAATAATAAATATTTTCGTGATAAAGCAGTTGGTACACTTAAATTAAAAAATATTAAAGTTAGTGATGTATTAAATATACCAATAGGTATGAATGAATCATTAATAATGGAAGATGAATTGCCAAAAAAATTAAAATCAGATATTGAAATAGAATATCATAAAAATTTAAATCCCAAATTTTGGTTAAATAACCATTTAAAAAGTGGCATTAGAAAAAATCTTTTAAATCTTGCTAAATTTTATTTTAAACAATTAGATTTAGGTGTTGAAATTAAAGATATAATTTTTACAGGTAGTTTAGCAAATTATAATTATACTGATTTATCTGATATTGATATTCACATTATAATTGATTATAAAAAATTAACTAATGATGATGAGTTTGCAAAAGAATTTTTTAGTAATAAAAGAAGTATTTGGGCTGATTCCAATGAAATTAAAGTAAATGGATTTCCTGTTGAAATTTATGTTCAAGATGTTTCTCAACTTGATGATAAAGGTATGGGTTCTATGTATTCATTGCTTAATAATAAATGGGTTAAAAAACCAAAATATAAATTACCTCAAGTTGAAAAACATTTAATAACTACAAAAGTGAATAAATATTTAGATATTTTAAATAAAATATCAATGACGGATGATTCAATAAAAAAGGTTGAGGCATATAACAAAGTATTTGAAAAAATGAGAACGGATAGAAAAAAAGCAACTCAAAAAGAGGGTGAATTTTCTGTTGATAATCTTGTTTTTAAAGTATTAAGAAACAAAGGAGTGTTTGATATAATAAAAAATAATAAAAAAGAAATAGTAAATAATTTGTTTTCTATGAAAACTAACTAATTATAATAAAAAAATCTTATGAAAGAAAGGGAATTCAAAAAATTGGTATTTGAAAATTTCGTTCAAGCTAAAAAAGAACTGATTAGAGAAGGTTATATTAAAAGAAGTGATAATCTTAATTTTGAAGATGTGTTTAGTGAAACTAAAAAAAGAGTTCTTGAAGAACGTGTTAAATCACTTCAAAGAGAAAATGAAATGCTAAAGAAGCAAATAAAAAGAAAAGGCTTGAGAGAAGCAGGTGTAAGTAACCCAACTGGTTATGGAGAAAGGGGTAGTGATGCAATGGATGGTGTTTTTGATTTTATTGATAATGTTCTTGCTAAATATGGTAACACAGGTTCTAAAATAAGTGTTATTAAAAGAGCAATGAAAACTAAAGGAGTTATTGAAAGTGATACAGATTTAAATCAATTTGGTATCATTTTGCAAAGCAAAATGAAAGAAGGTTTTCCAATGAAAAAAGCAATTTTAAGTGCTTTAAGACAAATGGGTATTCGTAACCCTGAACCTAAAACTTTAACTGAAAACAGAAGGAGAAGATATTAATAAATAATAAAAAAAATCAAACTAAATAATAAAATGATTAAAAGGGCAGACGCAAGTGGTATCAAAAGAGAAGTAGCAACTAAAGAACAGATTGCTGAAAACTTTAAAAGATTGGCTATTGATAGTTCTAAAAAAGTAGAATTAAAACCATCATTATTAAAGACTGTTAAAACTTTAGATGGTAAAACTTTTGGTATTATTCACGAAAATAAATCTTATTACCTTAAATATACAGTAAAACAAGGAAGTGAAAATCCTATTGATTTTAAACATTTAGATGGGTTAAATTCTAATTTTAGTATTGAAAAATATAATAATTTTCAAAAAGCAGTAAATAAGTTAACATTTATTTGTGAGGCACAAAATAATGCACATAAATTAAGATTATTAACTGAAGCAGAAGAGGAAGAAACAGAAGAAACGCCAAAAGAAAAAGTTGTAAGTAAAACTGACCAAGATAAACTTTTAAAAGATTTAGATACAAAAAAGGACCAAGCTGCAACTCCTGCTGCACCTGCTGCTGATATGGGTGGCGAATTGCCTCCTGCTGAAGCACCTGCTGCTGATATGGGTGGCGAATTGCCTCCTGCTGAAGCACCTGCTGCTGATATGGGTGGTCAAGCACCTGCTGCTGATGCACCTGTAGATACAACACCTTCAGGTCAAGGTGTTGAAAGTCCAGAAGCTATATCTGATGAAATTTTAGGTAATATGAATAAGCCTGAAGCAGGTGCTGAACCTGCTGCTGCTGCTGAACCTGCTGCTGCTGAACCTGCTGCTGCCGAAACTCCTGCTGCTGAAGAACCTGTTGAAGAAGAAGACCCTAAAAAAGAATTTCAAGAAGCTGTTGGTAAACTTGGACAAGTAATTAATACTCTTCAAGACCAAAAAGCATTTGATGTAAAAGACATTAAGAATGTAATGAACAGCGTTATTAGTGCAATTGGTAAAGAAGGTTTTAAAGAAGTTGGTGATAATGTTGTTGATTCATTTATTAAAAAAATAAGAGGTTCTCAAGAATCCATCAAAGTTGATGATACAGAAGAATTACCTGCTGAAGAAACACCTGAAGAATTACCTGCTGAAGAAGCACCTGCTGAAGAGGGAGGTGAAGAAAAATTAGATGAAAACTTTTTAAGAAGTCTTAAAAAAGAAGCTAAACAATTACTTAGAGAACAATTAGAACAAGAACTTATCAAAAGAAAAAAACATATTTTAATTGAACAAATTAAAAGAAAATTAAAATAACATGTTAACTACATTATTGATACTATTACAAGCATTTCCTGTAACAGAATTAATCTTTACAGGACTATCGGCTATTGTTGGTACAATATTAACTTATGTATTTATAATACCTGTATTACAAAATAAAATTAATGCTTTAGAGGAAGAAAGAAAACTTCAAAAAGATACTTTTGATAGGATAGGCGATGATGTATATGAAATTAAGACAAGAATCGCAATTTTAGAAAGTTCTGATAGTAAAATAAATAAATTAATTGATGAATTATTTGATTCTGAAAAAGAAAATAATGAAAAGTTTCAAATAATGATTCAAAAAAATACAGAAGCTATTACTAAGTTAGAAGCAACACTTCAAAACTTGAATGAACATACTAAAAAGTTAGACGATTTTTTCACAAGGTTCTTGGAGAAAAAATAATTTATTTTTAGTTTTTATGGAAAAAGAATATATCAATATCGAACCTATTAAGGTTCAGGAAGAGGATTTAAAATTAGTTTATGTAAATCCTGTTGGTGAAACACATAGTGGTTCACAAAAATTAGAATTCATCTTTTCAAACAATCCTGATGATTGTATTGGACCTCAATGGGAAGACCCTTGTGATTTGGGTGTATATCCACCAAGGAAAGGATTTATCAAAAAAGTAATGGAAGTTACATCAAAAAGTATTGAGTTTGATTGCATTGTTGATTCATCTGAATTCAGAATGCTTGATGCTGTATTTGGTGTTGTTGCTCTTGCTTGGGAATCAGTTGAGGATTATAGAAAAATGTCATCCCTTAATAAGAGTCTTATTATTTTTAGATACGGTGATTTATATTATAATGTTCGTGAAGTTTTGAGAACTAACGACATAGAATTCACTAGTTAAACTAAAGTCTTATGACTAAACATGAGTTAATGATGGAATACGCAAAGTGCGCTATTGATATAGAGTACTTTGCAAGAAAATATTGTAAAGTTTGGGATAAGAAAAAACAACAATATATTAATTTTGAATTGTTACCTCAACAAGTTCAAGTATTAGAAAAATACAAAGAAAGTAATAGGGTTTTAGTTGCTAAGTATCGTCAAGGTGGTATTACTACTGTAACTTGTTTATATTTAGCACATTCATTAATATTTAGAAAAGATATTAAAGTTGGAGTTGCAGCTAACAAGTTGAAACTAGCAAAGGAAAGTATTTTCTATCAGATTGCATCCATTATCAATAATCTTCCAAAAGAAATATTCAATAGGATACCTACTGAATCAGATACAAAAGAAATTAAGATTTATAACAATGGTGCAACATTACAGGCTTTTGCTGCATCTGCCGATGGTCTAAGAGGTTTTACTCCTGATATACTTTTTATAGATGAAGCAGCCTTCCTTGAAGAAGGTGAAGAGTTTATGTCATCTGCATCGGGTACAATGTCAGCAGGGGGACAGATTATATTAAATTCAACACCAAGAGGACTTGACCCAACATATTATGCTCGTTATGAAGGAGCAAGAACTGGAAGGAATAACTTTAAAGTTGTTGAAATTAATTGGTATGAAGACCCAAGATATAATGAAGATTTAATTTGGGTTAGAGGTGATGAATTTATTGAGGAAAAAGAAGCTATAAAGTACAATGAATTAAAAGCAAAAGGTTATAAACCTTCTTCTTCTTGGTTTAGAGATATGTGTCAAACTTTCAATAATGACCCAAGAAAAATTGCTCAAGAGTTAGAGAATAAGTTCTTAGGTTCAGGTGGTAACCTTGTTGATGAGGAAACTATTATGAGAGTTGAAAAAGCTTGTAAACAACCGATTAGAACTGAATATGATAATAATTTTTGGGTTTGGGAAGACCCAATTGTGGGATATGATTATTATTTATCATGTGACGTTGCAAAAGGTAGTGGTGATGGTGACTATTCAACTATTCAAATATTTAAGAATGATGCAGTAAATATGTTATTAATACAAGTGGCTGAATATCAATCAAGAGTACCACTTGAAGTAATGGGTGAGTTATGTTTAGATTATGGTAAAAAATATAATAATGCATATGTTATTGTCGATGTGAGTGGTGGTTGGGGTATATCTGTTGTTAGATATTTAATTAATAATAAATATAAAAAAATACACTATGATAGACCTAGACAAAATGATTTAAAAATACAATTAAAATCATTTGCTAGAGGAGAACTACAACCAGGTTTTACAATGAAAAATGGTGCTATCCGTGATTATGTTTTAAGAGAGTTTGAAAGAAGATTAAGAGAAGGTGAAGCATTGGTTTATTCAATAAGATTGTTAAGTGAGATTAAAACTTTCGTATTCAATGATAATACAAATAGATATGACCACATGCGTTCAGCACATGATGACTTGTTGATTGCTACAGGTATGTTATTTGCAGTTTATATGCATTCAAAAACTATTGGAAATGAATTGAATATTTATCTTAACTATGCTAAGTCAGCAATTGTAAGAAAGGGTGATGAATTTATGGAAGCCAATAGAGATTTCCAAGAAAAAATGATAAGTAGAGATGGTCAAGATAAAAATTATGAAAGAATAAGTGATGCAGCAAGACCAAAAGATTGGTACACAAATGGTCAAGCTAACCCATTTCCTGAACATGAAAAGCCAAGAACAAATAATAACCCATTTATCTTTGTAAGATAAAATATTTATTTCTATTTAAGAAAAACGTATTTTAATTAATTATGGCAGAAGATAATAAAGGTCTATTTTCAAATATTAATACTTTCTTTAAAAGAGCAACTGATGCACTAGATGCAACAAATAATAGATTTGAACCACCGCAAGAAAAACAATTTATTAAAGCGGCATCTCAAGATGATGCGACAAAAACTGCTGTTGAAGATGGTGCTTTAAAATTTTATAGAAATCAAAGTACTAAAATTGATAAAGGTAACGACCAAAGAAAATTAATGTACGAGTCGAGCAGAATGATGCTCTACTATGATTATCTTTCAATGGATGGTTATCCAATTTTAGGAGCAGCACTTGACTTACTTTCTGAAGAAGCAACAACAACTAAAAGCGATACGGGTCAAATCTTAAATATTTATTGTTCATCTGATAAAGTTAAAAAAGAACTTGAAAGGTTCTTTTATAAAGTTATGGATGTTAATACTAACTTATTTTATTGGTGTAGAAATATGTGTCAATATGGAGATAATTTCGTATTCCTTGAATTATCAAAAGATAGAGGTGTTGTTGATTTTAGACAACTTGCATCACAATTTGTTGAAAGAAATGAAAAATACGATTCAAAACAAAGATTTAGGGCATTCTTTAAATATAAAGACCCTAACTCAGGTGGTGAAGAAGAATATTTAGATTATCAAGTAGCACATTTTAGATTATTAGGTACAGGTGATAGACTTCCATATGGTTGTAGTGTTTATGAAAAAGTAAGAAGAACTTACAAACAACTTTTTATGATGGAAGATGCGATGATGGTTTATCGTATCACAAGAGCAGCAGAAAGAAGAATATATAAAGTACCTGTTGGTAATGTTCCTCCTGAAGATGTTCCACAAATTCTTGAAGCATTTGCAAACAATGTGAAGAAAAAGAAATTGGTTGACCCTAAAACAGGTGATATCAATTTTAAATATAATATTGCTTCAATGGATGAAGATATCTTTGTAGCAGATAGAGGCAATACTTCAGGTAATTTTGTTGATACACTTCCAGGAGCATCTAATCTTGAAGCTATTTCTGATATAAACTATCTTCGTGATAATTTATTTACAGGATTAGGTATTCATAAAACATTGCTTGGTTTTTCATCTGACCAAGCATCGGGAGAAGGTAAAAACTTATCAATGCTTGATATTCGTTTTGCTAGAAAAGTAAATCGTATTCAACAAGCATTACTTGGTGAACTTAATAAAATAGCAATTGTACATTTAGGTTTACTTGGTGGTGATTATGAATCATATATTGATGATTTTAAATTATCACTTAATAATCCATCAACCGCTTCTGATTTATTACAACTTGAGATTTGGAAGTCAAAGTTAGAAGTATACGCACAAGCAACAACTCCAAATCAGAATTCAGGATTAAAACCAATGTCAGAACTTATGGCTAGAAAGAAATTTTTCCATATGTCTGAAGAAGATATTATTAATGACCTTCAAGAACAAATGCTTGAATCTAAAATTGGTGAAGAGGTTAAAGGTGCAGGAATGCTTCTTAAAACTTCAGGTGTCATGGATAAAATGATTAAGTATAAGAATGCAGGTTTTAAAATGGAAGGACAACCACAACAAGGTGCTGACCAACAAATAGATAATAGTTTAGGTGGTGGACTAGGTGGTGGTGCTGACATGGGTGGCGGTGCGCCCCCGATGGGTGGCGGTCCTGAATTAGGTGGTGGTGCGCCTCCGATGGGTGGCGGTCCTGAATTAGGTGGTGGTGCGCCTCCTTCAGGAGGTGGTGCAGGTGGTGCAGGTTTTTTAAGTGAAGAAATAATTAAAAAGACTAATGAATTGGATAAACTATTAAAAGAATAATAATTTATACTATTTATATTAAACAAGAAAAAAATGGTAAATTTTGGTAATGTCAAGTCAAAATTAAATAAAGCATATTCTCAAGATTTAATTGATAATACTACTAAGTATACAAAAATCTATGAATCTTTTTTAGGTACAGTTAAATCTTCACCAATTCTAATGTTAGAATATACGATTTATGAGAATTTAAGAAAAACAAATCTTGAATATAATGAATCTTTGAGATTTATTGAGGCTAATATTTCTGCTTTATCTAAGATTGATAAAAATGAATTGCTAAAAGAAAACAAAAAACTTGAAAAGTTTGACCTTAAAGAAATTAATTTATCTGAGGATAAACTTACACTAAATAAAAACATTGAGAATGTTATAAATGAAAGTGTTTTCAAAAAAGTTACTAATGTTAATAGATTACATGAATCAGTTAATTTTTTAATTGAATCATTAACAAGGAAAGAGGAAGAAAAATTAGTAAAAACCGATAAAAAATTTAATGTAAATAATATTTTTTTATTAGCCAAGAAAAAATTAGAAGAAAAGTTTTCAAACCTTCAAACAGATGAAATGGAAATTATTTCAAGTTTTATTAAAGGTGATGAAAAAAATAAAAAAACAGTATTTGAAAATTATAAAAAAAGTACAAAAAATTTCTTGCTTAAAGAAAAAGATAGTATTAGTTCAGAAGTATTATCGGAATCTTTTAATTTCATTGACTCCTTAGAATATACAAACGATACAGCATTAAATAATTTGTCCAAACTTTTTGAAATTAAAAATTTAAATTCAAATAATAGTAATGAGTAATATACAACTACTAACAGAAGGACAAGAAGGGTACGGTTTACTAGTAGAAACTGATGCAGGTCTTATAAGTAGCGATTTAACAAATCGTAATAGAAAAATTTTTGAGGACTTAAACCTTAGAGCAAAAAGAGATGATTTTGATGGTCATTTCTATATTGATTGCAAACTTCAAGAAGCAGATGTGCTAAATAGAAATGGAAGGGTATATCCTAGAGCAATATTAGAAAAACAAATAAATGAATATCAAAAATTAATTAATGACTATGCTGCAATTAATGAAGCCGACCACCCCGAATCTGTTACAATATCATTACAAAACATTTCTCATAGGATTGCAAAAACATGGTGGTCAAATAATGCTGTTTATGGAACTCTTGATATTATCGTTAGTGATTCATTTCTAAGAGAAGGTCTTGGTTGGACCATTGGTGATAAGATTGCTCTTTATTTACAAAGAAATCTTAAACTTGGTATTTCATCAAGAGGATTAGGTAGTGTAAAAAAAGTAGGTGGAAAAAATATTGTTCAAGATGACTTTGAACTTATATGTTTTGACCTTGTTGCTACACCTTCTACACCTAATGCTTATCTATTTTTAGAAACAAAAGATGATACATTAAAAGAATCTGTTCAAGAATCAAACAATAATGTAAAAAAATATGATGATTCGATAAGAAAAATTATTGGTAACTAATTTTTTTACTAATTAAATATGAATAATAAAATAAAATGAGTAATAAAAAATCTTTATTGCAAGACAGTTTGCAAGAACTTGAAAATATCAAAAACGAATCTTTGGAATTAGCCAAAGAACAGTTGATTAATGAAAGTGCTGACTTGCTAGAAAAAAAATCTGCTGCACTATTTGAAAAATTAATTTCTGAAGAAGTTGGTGAGTTTGGTGATATATCTGATGATTATGATGAAGATGAATCTGATGATTATGATGAAGAATCTGATGATTATGATAAAGAATCTGATGAAGAACCATTTAATATTGATGAACCTGAAGAACCAGAAATGTCTTTAGATGAAATGTTAGAAAAATTAACAGAACCAAAAGAAAAAACTCTTGATGAAATCTTAGCCGAAATTAAAAATTCTGAAGGTATGTATGATGATGAAGAATCTGAAGATGATTCTTCTGAGGAAGAATATGATGATGAATCTGAGGATGATGAAGAAGAATCTATGGATGATGAAGAAGAATCTATGGATGATGAAGAAATGTCTTTAGAAGATTTAAAAGATGCTGCTGAAAGAATGGGTCTTAAATTAGTAAAAGATACTGAAGATGATGAAGAAGAACTAGAAGATAGTGAAGATACTGATATTGAATTCGATGATGAAGAATCTGATGAAGAATCCGATGAAGATGAATTCATGGATGTTGAAGTTGATGATAAAGTATTAGCAGAAAATAACAATAGATTTAAAAATACAAAAGTAATGAAAAATAATAGAAAAGAGGCTCTTAAAGATTTAAGAGATGTTAGTTTTAATAGACTTGTTGAGGCATATTACAATATGAATGAAAGTGATGCCTTTATTGTCAAAGAAGAAAAATACATGGATGAAATGAATTACATGCATGAAATGGATTACATGGACGAGCCAGAAGAAGATGATAATGAAATGGATTACATGGACGAGCCAGAAGATGAGGATAAAATGATGGATGAAATGAATTACATGGATGAAATGTATGGCATGGATGAAATGAATTACATGGATGAAATGGATTACATGGATGAAGAAGATACTCTTTATGAAGTTAATTTCCCTAAAAGTGAACCATCATCTTTAACTGATGACGAACTTAATGAAATGCTTGCTGACATGGATATGGAAGAAGGAATGGATATGGAAAGAGGAATGGATATGGAAGAAGGAATGGATATGGAAAGAGGAATGGATATGGAAGAAGGAATGGGTATGGAAAGAGGAATGGGTATGGAAAGAGGAATGGATATGAGAGGTAAAATGGGTATGGAAAGAAATAAAGGAAATCGTAATGATGATTTTATGGAAAAAGATATGTTTGAAGACCTTACTATGGAAGAACTTGAAGAAATTAAAGAAATGCTTGATGGAGATGATATGTCATCTGAAGGTTCTCATCAAGGTAAAATGCATAGCCCAAAAGATGATTTTTCGAGTGAAGAAGATATTGAAAGAATGATTTCTGAAATGGAAGCAGATGAAATGGAAGAATCAAGTTTAAGAAATCAAGCTACCAAGAAAAACCGTGGTAATCGAGGTGCTATGCCCCCTAGTGGTAGACCTCATCGTCAATCAGGAATTCTTGAAGAAGAAATGATGGATGGAGATGAAGAACAACTTGATGAATTTTTTAGTGGCTTAAAAGGTGCTTTTGGACAAGCTGCTGCTGGTATTAGTAAACTTGGTTCAACAGCTAAACAAGCTGTTGGTAAATATGCTGCCGAAATTGGACAAGCATATAATAGTGCTGAAGTTAGTAATGAAGTTAAAAAACTTGAAACTCTTGCAATGAATTTGGGTAAACAAGTTGGTGCTTTAAATTCCAGACTTCAAAAAGCAGGAAAACAACCATTACCTGCTGCTAGTTTGCTTATGACACTTACTAATCAAATTAGAAGTGGTGGTAATATTTCACTTGCAAGTAAAAATATTGGGCAAACACAAGCACAACCACAAGGTCAAGCACAAGGTCAAGCACAAGTACAAGAAGAAATTGAAGAATTACAAGAACAACTTAAAAAACTTAAACAAGAAAAAACAAATCTTCAAGAAGGGTTTGTAAATAAAGTTAAATCATTAGAGAATAAAGTCTATGATGTAACAATTAGTGCATTGAAAGCAGGATTTGTAAACAAGTTTTTACTTGAGCATCCTTTAAGAGAAAACGAAAAATTAGAAATTATTCATCGTTTCTCAAACGCACAAACTAAAGAACAAATTAAAGAAACTTATATTTCATTAACAAATGAGTTTGCAAAAGGGCAAACAGTTAAAGATGGTTCAATGTTGAATGAATCAGTACAAAATAAAGTTGGTAAAGTTCATAGAACTGACAATGCAGTTGTTAGAGAAAAGAACTTAATGAACGAAAATGATGAATCCAATAGGTTTAAACAATTGCTTAACTATAATTTTAATAAGAAAAAATAAAAAACAGAATTTTTCTTACTATTTAAATTAAACAAAAAAAATTATGTACGGAATTACCGAAATTTTAAATTCAGGAAAAGTTGGACAGGAGTACAAGCAACTTCGTGAACAACGTGAATTGATTACCGAAAAATGGAATCAATTCGGATTGCTAGATGGCCTTGAGGGGTCTATGGCAGAAAACATCGCTCAGTTATATGAGAACCAAGCGTCTTACCTAATCAATGAATCAACTGATGCTACATCTTCAGGTTCATTTGAGACAGTTGCGTTTCCAATCATCAGACGAGTTTTCCAAAAATTGCTTGCAAATGAAATCGTATCAGTTCAGGCTATGAATATGCCAATTGGTCGTTTGTATTTCATTAACCCTAAAATCTCTGTTAGAACTAACAATAACACCCAACATAGTGCATTTGATGGTGTTTATTCTAATGCTGCTGCTAACTATAATTCAACTTTCCCTTATGCAAAATCAGCAGGTACTACTTACCAAACCACTTCATTGTATGATTCATTCTACAATAATGGTAGTGATTTTGATGATATTGGTGGTCTTTTTGACAGAACTAAAGGTAGAGTTAATCCTAGGTCTATTGCTGCTGCTACAATCGTTTCAGGTACTCCAGGTGGTGCAAATGGTTCACCAAGAGTTTTAGTTAAATTCTCAGGATTTACTATTACCAATGAAGGTAAGTTATCAGGCCCAATTGGTAGCCCTGTTGATACTGAATCATTCTTAATGAGTTTAAAAATTACAGCAACTTCTGCTTTAACTTCTCAGGCTGATGGTTCAACTATCATTGCAGCAGGTGACCCAATTCCTTTTAGACTTCCAATGCAAGCTTATGCAAAAGAAATCGTTGCTAAAGGAACTGATTATATTATTGTTGAGTTAATTCTTAACTCACCTATAAGTGGTGGAACAGTTTATGGTTCAAATACTTATGGTACAGGTACTTTTACAGGTTTAAAATCTGCGGCTGCATTTACTGCTGCTAACCTTACTGCTACTTGGAAAGAATACTCTTCTATGGAAGAAGATGCTGAAATTCCTCAAGTAACCTTTACTTTTGATTTCATTGACGTTTCTGTTGAAAAGAGAATGTTGGGTGCTACTTTCACTCCTGAACTTCAGCAAGACGTTAACGCTTTCCACTCAATTGATGTTGAGGCTGAATTAACTGCTCTTCTTTCTGAGGTTGTTTCGGGTGAAATTGATAGAGAAATTCTAAGAGACCTTCGTAAATCTGCTTCACATGTTGAAGTTTTTGATTACGCAGCATTTGATAGAAGATTTAATAATGTTGGTGCAGGTTTTGCAATTACTCGTAAAGATTACAACCAAGAGTTGATTACTAAGATTAATCAAATTTCTGCTCGTATCATGAAATTTACTCTTCGTGGTGGTGCAAATTGGGTTGTATGTTCTCCTGAAATTGCTGCTGTTCTTAATGACCTTGAGTACTTCCATGCTACTGATGCTTCTGCTGAAGAAACTAAGTTCTCTTTAGGTATTGAAAAAGTTGGTTCAGTTGCTAACAGATACACAGTATATGTTGATGCTTATGCTCCTGCTGGTGTTGTTCTTGTAGGACACAAAGGAGATTCAATCTTCCACGCAGGTTACATCTACGCTCCATATGTACCGTTGATGCTTATGCCTAAAACCATTAACCCTGCTGACTTCAAACCTGTAATGGGCATCATGACTCGTTATGCGAAGAAAGTTGTTAACAACAGGTTCTATGGTAAAGTATTGGTACAAGGTTTACCAAGTGCTTCTCCTTCTGAATTCATGTTAGATACAATTAACTAATCTAATTTAGAATAAAAAATTAAGAGGGTGGAT